AATTAGATTTGCAGAATCAGCAGGTGGTGATATTTTAGACAATTATTGGGATGTGGGACTAGAACCAACACAATCATTAACTTTTTCAAAAAACGGTACAGAATATGCAAGGTTTAATACAAATGGCAATCTTGGAATTGGGACTAACTCACCATCAAGACCTTTAGATGTAAATGGTTCAATAAGAGTTGCTAATGCTAATGCTGTGGAGTGGGGTGGCACAAATGAAGCTATTGTTGGTGATACAGGTGGTGCTTTAATTTATAAAGTAGGTGGTTCTGAAATAATGCGTAACACATCTACAGGCCTTGGTATTGGTACTACGACTGCTGACCTTTTAAGTATTGCTTTTGACGGGAATATTTCTTCAGACTATACAGCTTTTGATGTTGATATAGGTAAAGCAAGTGGTTCAGCAATTACAAATCTAAAAGGTATAAATGTTGATTTAGCCTCTGCTGATATAACAGGTACAGATGAAATTACTAATTTATACGGTGCTTATATTAATAACTCAACAGCAGGTGGAGCAGCAGGAGTTATTACAAACTGGTGGGGTATATATGTACCAGCAGCAGATCCTGATAGAACAGATAATCCAGTAAGTGCTTACTTTGGAGATTCAGTAGGTATTGGAACGACTAGTCCTTCTAATTTACTTCAAGTAGATGTAGACTCTGCAAGTACAACTACAGATTCTATTTCAGTACAAAATAGTGGTGCAACTTCAATAGGTCATACAACAGGTTTAAGATTTCAATTTAATGCTGCTGTACCTTCTGCTATCAGGTCTCGTGTAACTAATGCTACAACTGGTGCAGGAACTTTAGGTTTCTTTACATCAGCAGATGGAACTGCTTTAAATTTATTAGAAAGAATGGCTATTGATAATGCAGGTGCGGTATCTATAGCAGGTTCTTTATCAAAAGGTTCAGGCTCATTTAAAATTGACCATCCATTAGAATCTAAAAAAGATACTCACCATTTAGTACATTCATTTGTAGAAGCACCTAAAGCAGATAATATTTATAGAGGAAAAGTAGATTTAGTAGATGGTTCTGCAACAGTTAATATTGATACTGTAGCAGGTATGACTGAAGGAACTTTTGTAGTTTTAAATACAGATGTTCAATGCTTTACAACAAATGAATCAGACTGGGATGCTGTAAAAGGTAGCGTATCAGGAAATATATTAACTATCTCTTGTCAAAATACATCATCAACTGCAACTGTATCTTGGTTGGTAATTGGTGAAAGACAAGACCAACATATGCTTGATACTGAATGGACTGATGAAAATGGTAAGGTAATAGTTGAGCCTTTAAAAATAGTAGAGCTTTTAGAAGAAGAAACAGAATAATTTAATTAAAAAAACAAGGAATACAAAATGGCAATTAATTATATTTGGAACTGTAATACTGTAGACGTTTATCCGTCTGAAAACGGTGAAGATAATGTTATCTACAACATTCATTGGAAAATCACAGGAACCGAATCTGATGCAGACGGTAATTCGCATGTAAGCAGCGTATATGGGACTCAAGAAGTTGACACTTCAGATTTAAGTAATTTTGTGCCTTTTGATCAGGTAACAAACGCTATGGCTACCACCTGGGCTCAAGAGGCTATGGGAACTGAAGAGGTTGATAAAAACGAGGCTCTTATAGCTGATAAAATATCAGAACTTAAAAATCCAACAACAGAAACAAAACAATTAATATCTTAATATAAGGAGAAATAAAATGGAGAAGAAACAATTTTTATTAGGAATGCTACAGCTTATTGATGTAGCTACCAAAAGAGGAACTTGGGAGGGTAACGATCTAGAATTTGTTGCCATTTTAAGAAAAGAAGTGGTTGAGCAATTAAAAGAATTTGCTGAGCCAGAAGAGTCCGTAGAAACTACACCAACTAAGGAGGAAAGTGATAATGGATAATATAGTAGAAATAGTAAATTGGATAACTACAATTGTAACGATTGCTTCAATTGTGGCAGCAACAACATCTACACCGAAAGATAACGAATGGTTAGCCAATTTTTATAAATTTATAAATTTACTAGCTATTAATATAGGTAAAGTTAACAAATAGCTAAATTTTTTAAAAATCCTAAAAAAACATGCCTCTGAGATGTCTCAGAATTAATTATCTTGCATAAGTTAATATCCTAGAACCTCTTTTAATTTTTCTCTTCACCAGAAGTCTCTGAAGAGGTTTTAGCGTTTTAAATTAAAATTTTAAGCTTTTTTAATATATTATTGACATAGTTGCTCTTGAAGATACAATTGAGGGGTAAACTAATCAACTTAATATGTAAAATTTTAAAATGCCAGGTACTAAAGCCACAGCCGTAACCGTAGCGGCAGATCTTGCCAAACATGAAACCCAATGCTCTGAGCGTTGGAAGACAGCATTTAATGAATTTGCAGATATAAAAAGCGAAATATCCTCAATTAACAATACAATAAAAATGACAACCTTTGGTATTTTTGGCTTTATAGGCGCTTTAGCTATAGCCTTAATATCAGTCATGTTATGAAGTTTAAAAAAATTCTAAAAGAAATAGTTGGCGCGGTAGCCCCTACTCTTGGTACAGCTCTAGGAGGGCCTATGGGAGGAATGGCGGCAAGTGTTATATCTGAGGCTTTGGGAGTTCCTAATAATCCAAAATCAATAGAAACAGCAATTTATAATGCTACATCTGAGCAAATGATGGAGTTGAAAAAAGCTGAAAAAGACTTTGAATTAAAAATGAAAGAGCTTGAAGTTGATATCTTTGCTTTAGAGGCTAAAGAAAAGCAAAGCGCAAGAAGGTATTTTTCTAAAGATTGGACTGCTAGAATAATAGGTATAGGAACTATTGCTGGATTTTTAGGATATATATTTATGGTAACAATACAACCTCCGGACCAGACTTCGGAAGGTTTAATAAATTTAGTATTAGGATACTTAGGTGGATTGGCTAGTGCAATTATTTCGTTCTATTTTGGAGCGTCTAATACCGACGACAAAAAAGAGTGATATGGAAATATCCCAAGAAGGACTGTGCCTAATCAAAAAATTTGAGGGCTGCAGTCTAGAGGCGTATCAATGCGCCGCTTCAGTATGGACCTATGGATACGGTTCAACTAAAAATGTTCAAGAAGGCGATACTATTACCAAAGAAGATGCCGAAAAACTTCTATCAGAAGAAATAAAAGAATACGAAAATTACGTAAAAGATTTAGTAGAAGTAGATTTAAACCAAAATCAATTTGATGCTTTGGTTTCTTGGGTTTTTAACCTTGGGCCAGATAATTTAAAAAAATCTACTCTTTTAAAAGTTTTAAACAATAAAAAATACGAAGATGTTCCAGCTCAAATACAAAGATGGAATAAAGTAGATGGCAAAGTTTTAGAAGGACTGGTTAGGAGAAGAAACGCAGAATCCCTACTGTTTGAAGGTAAAGAGTGGGGAAAAATATAAGGAGATAAAATGCCACATGCTACAACGCGTATTGCGTTAGCAGGTGAATATTTAGCAGCGTCATATTTGATGAGATATTGCGACTCTGTTATTTTAGCTCCAGCAGGCCATCGTTCAGATTTAATTCTAGATCATCAAGGACAACTATATAAAGTACAAGTAAAGACTACCAACAGCATTTATAAGCGTAGAGGACAAGATTATTACCGCTGGGAAATACGAACCAGCAAGCGAACTCAAGATAACATTCGACAAAATAAAATGGTAAGATATGGAAACGGGCAAATAGATATGTTTTGCTTGGTTGCTTTGCCTATTGATAAGGTTTTTTTTATTCCGTTTACAGAAGATGGAAATCAAACAGAATATGCAAAGACAGCAAATAATTTAAAAAAGATTGACTCAAAAGAGTCTTTAATTAAAACTTTATTAACGATAAACAAAATACCAGAATTAGAGCCTTTAAATGACCTTACAGAAAGCAGTATTTAACCCAGGTATCAACAGAGAAGGTACCGATTATAGTAACGAGGGCGGTTGGTTTGACGTCAATCTCGTTCGTTTTAGAAAAGGATTGCCAGAAAAATTTGGAGGATGGACCAAAAATACTCCTAATAGTTTTCTTGGCACCTGCAGAGCTTTGCATCCTTGGGTGTCAATAGAAGGAACTAAATACTTAGGCCTTGGTACTACTTGGAAATACTATATAGAAGAGGGTTCTAATTTTAACGATATTACTCCAATAAGAGCTACAACAGCTGCAGGAGACGTAACTTTTTCTGCAACAGATGGCTCTTCGACTATTACAGTAACCGATACAGCAAATGGATCTGTAAAAAATGATTTTGTTACCTTTACAGACGCTGTAAGTCTAGGTGGAAATATTACTGCTGAAGTTTTAAATCAAGAGTATCAAATAGATACTATAGTAGATAGTGATTCATATAAAATAATAGCTAAAGATACTAACGGAAATACTGTAACAGCTAACGCAAGTGATACCGGAAACGGCGGCTCAAGTACAATAGGAGCCTATCAAATAAATGTAGGCTTGGATGTATATGTTCCAGGAACCGGTTGGGGCGTAAACGGCTGGGGCGAAGGATCTTTTGGCTCCGCATCATCCTTAACAGTAACAAACCAGTTAAGACTTTGGACGCACGATCATTTCGGCGAAAACTTAATAATAAATGTTAGAGGCGGTGGTATTTATCAATGGACAGAAAATAGTGGTACAGCGGTAAGGGCTGTAGATATGTCTAGCATATCAGGAGCTAATTTAGTTCCAACAGTAGGATTACAAGTTATTACTTCTGAAAAAGACAGGCATTTAATTGTACTAGGTGCAGACCCTATAAATGATGCAGGTACGGCTAGAACCGGTACAGTAGATCCGATGCTGATTGCTTTTTCTGATCAAGAAAATAACTTAGAGTTTGAGCCTTTGATAACGAATACAGCTGGTTCTTTAAGGCTATCCTCTGGATCTGCTATTATTGGAGCCGTAAAATCAAGACAAGAAATTATCGTTTGGACAGATACTGCTGTATATAGTATGCAGTTTGTTGGTCCTCCTTTTACTTTTGCAGTAAACCTAGTTAACGAAGGAACAGGATTAGTTGGCCCTAAGGCTGCGGTAACAGCTCCTTCATCTATTTTCTGGATGGGCTATAACAATTTTTATAGCTATAACGGTAGCGTTCAAACTTTGCCTTGTAGCGTTCATAATTACGTATTTGGCGATATTAACTTAGTACAATCATTTAAAATAAACGCTTTTACTATTGCTGATAAAAACGAAGTAGGTTGGTTCTATTGTTCTGCTGACAGTAACGAAATAGATAGATACGTTATTTATAACTATATGGAAAATATCTGGACGTATGGACAGTTAAGTAGAACGGCTTGGCTAGATGCTGGTATTGAGAACTTCCCAAGAGCAGTAAGCGGCGGTTATTTATACGAACAAGAAACAGGATTTGACGCAGACGGATCGCCGATGACTAACGTATTTATAGAAAGCTCAGACTTTGATATAGGAGAGGGTGAGCAGTTTTCATTTATAAGAAGAATTATTCCAGACTTTAAATTTATAGAAAACCAAAACGATTGCTCAGTAAATATAGTTGTTAAAACCAGAAACTTTCCTGGCGACTCTTTAACAACAAGCTCTACAAGCGCTATTAGTCAAACAACGCAACAAGCATACGTTAGAGGAAGGGCGAGACAATTGGTTTTACGTATTGAATCAAACGACGACGCAACAAACAACGGTAATTTAGGTATTGGTTGGAGGTTAGGGGCTACTAGAATAGATATTAAAACTGACGGCAGAAGATGAGCAAATTACTACAAACTCAACTACCTGTAGCTTCAGGACAATACGTATCAGTAGACGTTTTTAATAGACTTATAAGAATTTTAGAGATAAACTTAGGATCAGTAGATCCAGATAATACGATACAATTATCGACTACTGAACGTGATTCTTTGAATTTTAATCAAGGCACGCTAATATTTAATACAACAACAGAAACGCTACAAGTATTTGACGGGACTGAGTTTATTGATTTAACGAGCCATCGTACTTACTTAACAGGAGTTTCTGCTACATCAGCGTTAGGAAGCGTAACAGTTTCAACGCCTTAACATATGGGAAAAAATGCTAGCAGAAAAAATATATTTAGAAGAAGAAAAATACGAGCTTAAAAACCTATTGCTCGCATATCCATCCGATTGGTTTTTGAACAAAGAAACCTTAGAAAGAGCCAAACAATCTATTCCAAATATCGTAGATTTTTACAAAAGTATGGGTGTAAATAACCCAGAAGATAATCCTTTAACAAGCGTTATATCAGAGCCTTTGAAGGAGGTATATACCGTTCCCTTATTTTCAGAAAAATTTTGTCAAATATTATTAGATGAAATAAATAATATGCAAGATCATTTTTCATTTTGTCCAAATCCAGAAGAAGATGAGCTAAGACAAATACCAGAAATAGTTTTAAGTGAAAGATGTCCAGAACTATACAGCTCTTTGTTGCACGTAGTTCAATCTTTTATCAATCCAATTTTATTAACAATATGGAATCGCCACGTTACAGGTGGCAATATACAAATAGCAAATTACAATTTAAAGAATAAAAAACAAGGTGCTTGGCACCACGACGCCAGTTCAGATGTTAGTATTGTAGTACCCTTAAATACAGGCGACTACAAAGGCGGCGGAACAGAATTTTTAAACAGGGGAATCGTAGAGCCTTTACCGACAGGTAGCGGTCTAATATTTCCTAGCTATACTCACATGCATCGAGGTTTAGCAGTTGAGGAAGGCGATAGATATTTATTGGTTTTTTGGCTTAATTCTGAGGAAGAATCAATTAACAGTAAAGAAAATTAAGGTTACAATAGTATGATGAATAAAATAGACAATAGCGGACAAGGATTAGCAAGATTAGGCAGGGATGAAGACCAATATATGGCTCACGTCGCCCAAGGCGAAATGGTCGTACCACCTATTATTTCTCCAGAAACAAGAGAGCGTATAGAAGCCGAGATGAGGGCTGCAGGCCTATCTCCAGATGAATATACTGTTGGCGCAGGTATGTCTATTAACCCTATTACAGGAATGCCAGAATTTGGCTGGTTAAAGAAAACATTTAAGTCTATTAAAAAAGTTGTAAAGAAAGTTGCACCTGTTGCTGCATTTATACCAGGAGTTGGTACGGCTTTAGGAGGCGTTCTTGGAGGACTTGCAGGAAAAGTGGGTGGAGCTCTTGGCTTATCTAGTACAAGCGGACTTGGCGGTTTAATAACAAGTGGAGCAAAAGGCCTAGCAGGTCTTAAGATACCAGGGATTTCGTCTATTGCAGGCGGAGCCGCAGGTGGTTTTGATAGTTTAAAAGGAATAATGAGTCTTAAAGGAATGCTTGGAGGGGGTCCTTTAGAAGGTCTTATAGGAATGGGTCAACAGCCTACGCAACTTGTAGATGAGGCTGGCAATCCTGTAGATTTATATGAATTACCAGACGGAACCCAGTTGACAAAACAACAAATGATTGAAAAAGGATATATGGATCAATCTGGAAATATGGTTACTACACCTAGGTTCTCTGGATTAGTTGGTCCGGACAGTTTTGCGGATAAAATTTTAAATATAGACCCAAACAAAGGAACAGGTCCGCTTAGTTTTCTTACAGGAAGTGGAGACTCTAAAGGAATATTTGGCGGAAATATGGGCGCAGCCGCACTTGCTGGATTGCTTGGTAAAGTAACTTACGAATCAGCTAAAGAAAGAATGGGTGGTTTGGCTGAAACTCCAGCTGTAACGATGGATGCTCTTGGCAGATACCAATTATCAAAAGAATTAGGAACAGGCGGAACTAGAGGCGAGTTTGGCCTTCCAGAGGCTCAAAAAGCTTTAGAATTTAATATGGGCGGTCCAGTATATCGACAATATTTTAACGTAGGCGGAGTTGCTGAATTAGATATGAGAGACGGTGGCGAATCAGCAGGCCCAGGTACAGGTACTTCAGATGATATACCTGCGATGTTAAGCGACGGCGAATACGTGATGACTGCAAAAGCTACCAGAGGTGCTGGCGCTTTTGATGTAAATAAAACAAAATCAGGAATAGAGCTTATAAAAGGCGGTAGCGCCTCTAGAGAAAAAGGCGTAGAAAACATGCGTCAACTGATGGATATTTTTGAGGCAATATAATGGCAGATCCAATTAATCCAGTATTAGCAGATATAAGAAGAACGGATGTAATATCTGATCCTTTTGTAAGAGAACTTTATTTTGGCTCTCCAGATTACGAAGGACTTATTGCTGGTTCAAGAAGAGCGGCTCAAAAATATTTAGACGCAGGGCCAACGATGAGAAAAACGGCCGGTCTTTCTCCCTTAGAGCAAGCAGCTATAGAAAGAGCTTACGGCGGTATTGGTGGATATGAACCATATTTACAAGCTCAAGAGCAAGCTCTTTTAGGTGGAATGGGTTTAATTGGACAAGAAAGAGGTTTATTAAACGAAGCTATAGAAGCAACTAGAAGAGGCGGAGAAATACAACAACCTTACTTTTCTCAAGCAGAGCAACAGTACGGCGCAGGACTGGGAGATTTAATTGGTAGCCTTGGTCAAAGAGGGCCCTCAGCAAGAGAATTTCAAAGAGCAGCGTTAGAAGGATTTGATCCAAGAGCTGCTGCAGCCTATAGCTTACCTTCTCAGGTAATGCAACCATTTATTCAATCTGCTAGAGAGCAAACAGGCAGAGGGTTAGAGTCCTTGATGGGCGGCGCAGCTAGAGAGCAGATGTTAGGATCTCAAGCTTTGCGTGAGCTTCAAAGAGGCGTTGGTCAAGAAGAGGCAGCAAGACGAGCAGGTTTAAGAGAACTAAGAGGTGGCGCTGAAGAGGCTAGAATGATAGCCAGAGAAACAGGAAGAGCTACTTTTGACCCTAGAGATACTGCAAGATTTTACGATCCGTTTGAACAACAAGTCGTTCAACAAACAATTGAAGATATAATGAAAGGCGGCGCTAAAGAAGATATAGCTGCAAGAGCTAGAGATATACAAACTGGTGGTCAATCAGCTTTTGGCTCTAGAGCAAGACTAAGCGCAGGAGAAAGGCAGTCTGCTTTGGGTAGAGGTCTTGGAGAGGCTTTAGCAAATATTAGATCTGGCGGATTCCAAAGAGCGCAACAAGCAGCGTTAGGTGAATTTGGTAGACAGCAATCAGCGTTAGAAAGATCTGGCGGAACACTTGCAGGATTAGGACAGCAACTAGGAGCCGGTCTTGAAAGATTTGGAGCCGGTCAATTAGGCGGCAGTCAATTATTAGCTGGACAGATTGGTAAACTAGGAACTATGGCTGCAGAAAGAGGCGCTCAAGAACAAGCTGCTAGATTTGGAGCGGCTGGCGCAGAAAGAGCTATTGGATCTGATTTAGCAGGACTATCTCAACAAGCCTTAGAAACAGCGATGAGAGAATCTCAGTTTGGCAGAGGTGCCTTAGAAAGAGCTGGAGAAAGAGAGGCTGGATACGGTCAAACCCTAATGGGTGCAAGACGTGGATACGCTGGTGACATATTAGGTTTAGGCCAAGCAAGAGGAGACTTAGCAAGAGGAACCGGATCTGCTCTAGCAGGATACGGACAACAACTAGGCGGAATAGGTGGAAGACTAGCAGGATTTGGTAGTCAAATTGGAGATCTTGGCGCAACTTATCAAAGACTTGGCCAAGCAGAAAGATCAGAATTAATGGGTCTAGGACAAGTTCCAAGACAATTGATGGAAACTCAATACGGCAGAGAATACGACTATGCAGAGCAACAAAGACAAGACCCAATGAGAGCTATGCAGTTTATGCAAGGCTTTGCTCCTCAGTATCAATCAGGCCAGGCTCAAGTAACTAAACAATATGGTATGCCTATAGATCCTTTACAAAAAGGTATAGGTGCTGGTTTAGGAGCTTACGCTAGCTTATATAATAATTATGGCCAAAATACAGGAACAGCGACAGGCTAATGAATATATTACAAAGAAGAATGTTTGCCGAGGGGGATGTGGTAAACGCTGGACCTCAGCCTAGAGTTGATATACCAAGATTAATTGAATATTACGTATCTCAAGGTTATAACGCATTAGAAATAAAAGAAATGCTTCCGAATTTAGATATGAGGCAGATAGAGTCGGCTGTATCTCAGCTTGGAGGAAGTGTTAATCCAGCTGTCGCTAGTCCTGGGGCAGATGAATTTACTGGTGATATAAATGTATTTCAAGAAATTCCAGAAACTAAAGTAATTAAAAGATTGGCTCCAAAGGTGAAGCTTCCTACAACTACAGAGTTAGATAAAATATTTAGCTATATAAGGGCTACAAAGGAGCTGGGAACAGAAAACCAAATACTTGGTTTAAAAATGAACTTTAATTTAACAGATGAAGAGGCTAAAGAATATTTATCTTTACCAGATACTTCTGTTGAAATGACAGATCCAAGTTTAGCTTCGTTAGATGCTGTTGAGGTAATAGAAGAGCCTCTTTCGGCAACAAGTTTGGCTCCAAATGAATACCGAACAAGCGACGGTAGAATTTTTTCAATTGATCCAGCTAAATTTAAACAATTGTTATCTTCAGAAAGTCCTAGAATTATTTCAGGTATTGTAAAAAACCCAAATGTTGAATATGGAAGCGACTTAAAAACAATTATCGAGTCTGAGGCTTTAGGAAGATCTTCAACCTTAGCAGATCCAGAATCAATAAAAGTTGGTAACAAAGACGTTTATATAAGCCCAGATGAAAGGGGTGAATTAGCGTTAAAGTTTGGGGTTGATTTTGCAAAAGAGGGAATAGAAGGCTTAATAAACCAGGCAAGAAAAATAGTTAGCCCAGAAATGGTAGGTGTTTTTAAAGGAAGAGATGCTGCCAAAAAAGCAAGAGAAGAAGGTAGAGGAGAATATTTAGATATATTTGACACTCCTTTTTCAGGACAAGGAACTTTTGCAGAAAATTTACAAGAAATTCAAAGGTACGGTTTAACGGGTGGAGAAACTCCAGAAACTTTGGACAGTATTATTTTGGAAGCCTCTGTAGGAGAAGTAACTCCAGACACCCTATCAAAACAATTAGAAGATTTAGAAAAGACCCCATCTCCAGCAGATACAGTAACTGAAGACGTAGAAGCTGAAGAGGAAGTAGCAACAACTACAGAAAAAACAGCTGAGGAAGTAGTTGAAGAAAAGCCAGAAGGAGAAGCTGTTGCTGAAGATATTGTAGCTACAACAGAAGAAACTATTACGGAAACAAAGCCAAAGGTGGTTCCAGCAGGAGATTTTGAAAAAGCAGGCAACGTATTTTCTAGTCCAAACTTTGTAAGATTTGTTGCCAACCTATCAAAAGGCTTAGCTACTTCAGAAGATATGGCATCTGGCTTAGCAAAAGGTGCGGCGCTTGCAGCTGAGGAAAGAGGGCTGAGAGATTTAGAAGAACAAAAACTTGCTCAAGAATTAGAATTAGAACGTATTAAAAGCCAGGGAACAACAGCACTAAAACCATCTGAATTAAAAAGTTTAAACGCTATGACTACAGAAATGAGTGATACTATAAAAAACTATGAAGGAACTCAGGCATCTATAGGTATTATGAATGATGCAATATCTTTATTTGAAGAGGCCCAAGAAAAAGGAGTGCCAATAACTGGCTTACCGGGAAGACTTGCAAGATTTAAAGACGAGGCATCTGCATTTATTGGGATAGATAATCCAAACGTATCAGATGCTACAAAAATTAAAAATTATATAGAACAAGTAAAACAAAGAAGTATTAGAGAAATATTAAATGAATCTGGAAGAACTATATCTAACTTAGATAGAGATATAGTAGATAGGGTGTTTGGAGATTTAGATCTTACAGGAGATCCTAAAGAAATATTGAAAAAACTTAAAAATGCTAGACAAAGTTTAATTATAAATAATAAAGATAAAAAAAGGTCAATTGCTTCAAATTTTGAAATTATACAAAATCCCGCATATGCAGGAGTTGGAACAAGGGCTATATCCCCATATTTTTCTTTAATACAAAGCATTCTCCAATCAGATGTTACCGGATCTTCTAAGGATGTAGATTTAAGTAGTATTGTTGATATAGACTTGAGAGATAAAAATTTATTTGATGTTTTATGAAGACTTACAGATTCAGATTAACGGATGATCTTACAATACCGGTAGAAGCTAATTCAAGAGAAGAAGCCGTAAGGATACTTAAGTCAGAAATTGCAAAGAAAGAGGCGTCGCCTCTTTTTGATTCTATATACTTTGATTACGAAACAGGTATTAACGTTCCAAGGTTAAGACAAGCTTTAGCAAGACAGGAAAAAAGAGAAGAAAAAGAAAATGTCTTAAGAGCTTACGTTGATAGTACAGGATTTACTAGAACAACTAAAGGCGATTTTGCTATTACTCCAGAAGGACAAAGAGTTCTTATTGAAAAAGGATTGTTAGATGAAGATCAACAGTCTGATAAAAATATTGTTATAGATGAAAACAAGTTTGGTAGCGCTGGCGACTACGCAGATTTTGCTGGAGCTATTGGTCCTATCGCTGGAGCGATTGCAGCCCTTAGCCCTCAAGGAAGATTATTAAAAGGTATTCAATATTTATTTAAAGCTCCAACTGTAAGCAGATCTATATCATCTGGTATTGGAGCAGCTGGCGGTAAGGCAGCTGAAGAATCAATAGACGTATTACAAGGATTCCAGGATAAAGATGCTAACGAATTAGCCGATTTATTAGGAACAGAATTTACTATTGGCGTTACTGGTCAAGGTTTAGGAGAGCTGGGAGCAAAAGCTATCGGAGCTTTTTTTGGTAGAAAGGTTGACTCAGATGTTATAAGACAAAAATTCATTGAAGGTAAAAAATATAGTTTAGACGATGTTTTAAGATTTGATAAAAAACTCGGAAGAAAAGCTACCGAAAAAGAAATAGACCAAGCTGCAAAAAGAGGAGAAATAGAAGTTTTTAAATTTGCGGCCCTTCCCACTCAAACAGGTTTAGGAAGACCCATACCAGGAAGATTCCAAGAAGCCGGAGAAACTGTTTTTGGCAAAAAAAAGAGAGAAAGAGAAACCATTGGTTACAATTTTCAAGCTTTAGAAAAGCTAAAAAGACAAATAGCTGACAAAAAAGCCAAACTAGATGAATACTCTATATTTTCAGAAACAGATTCAAAAGTCATAGCAGAACTAAAAGCAAAAAGAACAGCGTTAGAAAAAGCAGAAGAAAACGTAACAAATGATTTGAAAAAGCTAATGAATGACTTAGCTTCTTCAACAGGCGGTTTTAACTCTACTATATTGCAAGGAAAAAAAGAACTTGGAAAAAATGTTCAAGATACAATAGCAGGCGCTTATAAGGCAATTCAAGATGGCCATAGAGAAGCATATGGATCAATAGCCAATAGAATAAATAAATTAAATCCAGAATATACCGTAGACTTAACTGACATAGGAATGGAATTAGATGAAATTTTAAAAAGAGGAAGGGGTATAGGCGAGGGCAATATCCCAAACGTAATAAAAAAATTAAGAAATGAAATATTGGTAAATTCAAAATACACTCTTAAAGATCTTGTTGAAACAAGAAAAATTTTAAGAGCTGCCAGAGACACAAAAGTTCTTTCTGGAGATGCTGTTGAGGCTTTAGATCAAGCATACAAAGCTGTAAATAATAAAATTATAGATTTGCCAAACAATTTACATACTATAAAAGGAGATAAGAATAAAGTAGTAGATATAATAAAGGACCTTAACAGAGAAAATGCCAGATATTATAAAAACCATTTACCTTTTGATAACGCAAAAGTTAAAAAAGTAATGAGTGAAAGAGAAATAGACGGAGATGACGTATATGATTTAGTTTTTGGAATAAATCAAGCTGGAGACATGAAAGCCATAATTCAAGCAATACCAGTTGATCAAAGACTTCCTTTAAGGCAAAAATTATTAAGAAGATACATGCAAGAAAAATCTAATGCTGCTGTAATAGATTCTAAAACCGGGTTTATTAAACCAGCTTCTTTTTCTAATATTATTTTAAAAGATAGAAAAAAATTAGAGCCTTTGTTAGGAAATAAATCTACAGAATTTTTTCAAGCAATAGACGATTTTGCAAGGCTAAAACCTAACTTAAATTCAAGAGAATTAGACGAAATAATTTCTGAGTTATCAGGAAGAATACCCCAGCTAGAAGCTACAACTGGAGCTCCTCAAAGTTTTGTAAGATTTATAGATGCTTTAAAAAACAAAGCTAAAGTAAGTGCAGAAGCAGCAGATATACAAAAAGCTAAAATCTTTGATCGTATAGATTCAGCATCTCCAGAAGAGGTTGTAAAAATAGTATTTAGACCAAAATCATCAGATGATATATTAAGGGTTAAAAATGCAGTTACCGCAGATGCTTTTACTGACATACAAGAGCAAGCGTTAGAAGAAATTATTAAAGACAGCGTACAAACAGGTAGCACTAAATTAAACGATATATTTAAACCAGGCAATTTAGAAAGAGCTTTAACGATGTATGGCGACGATACGCTAGAGGCTATGTTTGGAAAAGATTTAACATTTTCTTTAAAGAATTTTGCAAAAACTTTAAGATCAACGGCAGGAGAACCAAGTGGAGGACAAGCTGGTGCTCTTGTAGCAGCTACGGTTGCTTTAAATGTTTTTAATGTATCTCTTTGGCCAACGGTTGCGATGCTTGGGTTTTACAAACAAATTTTTTCTAACCCAAGATTGGTTCCTTTATTTGCAAAACAAGATAAAGGATCTATTGCTAAGGTTTTAGATTATTTTGCGCAAACTATAACACGTGGAGGTTTTAGAGACATTTACTTGCAAACAATACAGGCCGGAGAGCAAGCTACAGAAGGTTTAAGAGCTTTAGAAGAAACCGAAGAGGGGCAAAGCATTAGAGGACTTTTACAAGAAAGCGCATCTGAACTGATGAATTTAGGAAGAGAAGCAACTCAACCTAGATTGTCTGCAGATCTTGGAGATCTTCCAGAAATATCTCCAGTCGCAGCTCCTAGTCAAGCTCCCGTAAGTCAAAGTTTATTAGGCGGATCTCCAGCTAATATAGATATAGCCCAAAGATCACAAAGACTTGGCTAAATAAATTTAATTTTTAACACCCTTAAGACGATCTAACATAGAATAAATTTTCCAGTTTCTTTTTAAAATTTCTAACCATTCATCCATAGGCATAAAAGCTATCTTTTTATTATCCTCTTCCCACTCAGTATTAATCGCATGTAAAGGTATACAAACTTGTATTGGCCTTCTGTTAAACTTAAATATTAAAACTGGTATTCTGCCTTGCGCAGATTCACACACCTGGTTCCACCAAGCGCTTTTTAATCCTGTACCCTCTTTATAAAACTTACACTCAACAGCATGATAAGGCATATTCAAATCGCATTGTCCAGCACCTTGATACTGATCTAAATTTCTTTTAGTCTGATAATCAATACCCTCTTTTTCAAAAAACTCATTTAAAATTTTTGCTATATCTCTTTCAAACTGAGCGCCTTTGTTTCTACTGTTAATCGTCATCTTTAATAATTTTAATCTTTCCTGTTTTATGGTTTTTTATTCTAATAATATTACCTTGTTTTATTTCTGTATAACCGCCCCCGTTGTTAACGTGTATATACCATTTAGACTTTTCTCTGCTTAATTTAAGTCTTTGCTCTTCTACTAATTCTTTATATTGCGTCATTATTTTTTATAGTTTTTAACTAATCCCATTTCTTCTCTATCAAAACCTAAAGGATGTGGGGACAAACACTCCAACTCATCTTTACTAAAATGTATGTATGGTTCTGAGTCTTCCTCATATACAGGCTCTGCTACCGTTCCAAACCTAACGTCATACACTTTATCTCTTTGCCACGTATGACTGTAAACGCTATCAGTCATAGCGTAAACAATAACAAAAGGATGGTTAGTTGCAGCCGATAAGGCAGCACCCATTCGTAGTTTGCTAGACGATAACAATAAAGTGTCATACTTATCTATACCAAAACTTCTGCACTTTACTTCTAGCCAAAAAGAAACTTCTTTGCTTTCGCACCAGTAATCTAGGCCGTATGATACTGGAAGCTTATGACATCTAACATTCCAGAGTCCTTCTATAAAACCAGCAACACGTTCCTCTCGCTTCTGATCGTTAATATTCTCCATCTTTGGTTTTGGTTGTTCCACTTATTCCTCCTGTTCAAAATTTTGCATCATCTCAAGTAATTCTTCCGGATCTGGCTGAACTCCTTGAGATATGCATTCTTCTAAAAAATCTTTTAATAACTGCCAGGCAACTTTCATTTAATCTCCTTTTTTAAATATTACTCTTACGCAATACTTTCTAATAATTCCAACGATTGTAAAGACTGCAACTTGTATTATTGAAATAGTTAAATTGTCTAACCCCAGATAAGTACATACATTTAATACGGCAAAGCTCAAAGGTATTGCTATAAGAATACCCAAGCCTACATCACTTACACTTTCTTTTAAGGCTCTTCTGTCTATCTTCATATGCTTGTCTCATAAATTTGTCTTCCTGTCTTTGGAAAGACCACTCTAAAAATCTATTAATTAAATTACCTATAAATCTTCTCATCAATCCTCGTTAAAAAACTCAGGGTCTATTGCAACAATACGCTTGGTTGGTCGACCTGTATTAGATTTCTTCACATCCTTTTCTTGTATCTCTCCTGAGTTTTTAAGTCTTTCTATAATTTCTTTTACTTCGTATGACTTCATACTTCTAAATATTTCACGTCTATCAATATCACGTTTACTAATACCCCACTCGCCTTGAGAACGAATAAAGCTAAGTATCTGTTTGATACGTCCTTCCATTTCAGATCCTGCAACTTTGTCTTTACAAGATTCTATTAATAACTGGTCGTAATAATTAACATAATCAATAGCCCATTGGGTTATATCACCGCTAATAGTTTTAGCTCTTTTGTTATCAGCCAAAGCTCCTATTAAAGCTAAGCGCATAGCTTTTTCTCTAGTTCTAGATAGCAATACTTCTAAACCTTCTTTTTCTAATTTGTTTTGTTGGTCCACTAAGTCGTATGCAAGTTTTTCTAATAAGTTTCTACTATCGTCATCAAAGGTAAGTATGCGTTGTTTAAAATCTAGCTCAGCATTATCTCTAGCTATCTGCTCCATTTCGTTATTAGTTTGTCTTACATCAGTCACCCAATCGTATACAGCTTTAGGTGGCTCAACGTAAGGTATCATTCTGCCAACGCTTCTTGGCACGTGAGATTCAACAACAATAAATCTATTTAAGAAACCGTCAACAATACGCCCAGTTGATAAAGCACCATAAAAGTTTTTAGGAACACTCATACCGACTAACGTAATAGCAGGTTTAATCGTAGACCTATCCATAGCTTCCTTTTGTTGTTTTTGATTGAGCGTCATCATTGAATAATTATCTGGACGCAAGACACCATGACACCTACCCCACGTTTCCATTAGCACTTGCAGAGCGTCTTCTTTATTAGAGTTAGATGCTTTAGATATACTTTCAAGACGTTTACCAAACTCATCCATAACTGTTATATGAGTTGGTTTATATCTAAGTAAAGAATAAATAGCACCACTAGATGTATAACCATCACCAGCCATTAAATCAGAATGGTCTGCTTTATCTAATATAGATTCAACAACAGTCTTTACGTTCTCTTTGCCTTGACCCGATTTAGCAATACACATAAAAAATAAAGATGAAAAGTTATTCATATCTGTTCTATACATTCTTCCTGCGGCAACAGATCCAACGGATAGAGCGGCTTGCATACTTATAGCTGGCTGGGATATCTTGGCTATATTCTCCGAGTAATCGTATATATCTTTGAGAACACCTGGAGGACTATATAAGTTAGTTGGCTCAGCAATTGAACGCGTACTTTTTATATAAGCAGGTGCTTGTTGGTTTTTACGATCATGCGTCTTTTGTATTGAATTAACTGTAGTAGATATTTCTGTTTCATCTAAAGGTGGATTGTTTTGTCTGTTCCAAGATTGAACAAAAAACTCTACAAAATCTACGTTAATATCTTTAGCTATTAAATAACCAGCCAGTCTTGCAGCTTGGTCGTTCCTACTTCCTTCTTTTACACCCTTAATTGATAACGGAGCAGATATGGGCTTACCGTTTAATTTTTCTGCTCCGGTAATCTTTACCCATAACTCTTTGGTAAAGTCCGGAAGATCATCAACATCGTTTAGGCCCCAGTCATGTATGACAATAGGTTCGTAGATGGCGCCAGTAGCATGTATATTATGTGGAGCAATGATTAAGCCACCGACGCCGCGTAAGTCAATAAGTTTAGCTGGATCCGTTGATTCGGTTCTTCTAGCTACGTAAGTTGTAAAGTTTTCCGGATTGTTATAGTAATAGTGCATACCTTTACCAGTTGCCACCTTAAAAGGTGTTACTGGTAGGTTGGCCTCTGCCCAATTAACTGACTCAGGTGTATCTGCATCTACGACAATAAACTTACCGCAGACCAAGGCTACAACTAAATCGTTTCTCCCCTTGAACCATTTCTCTATTTGTTCTGTCGTTGGTTGCTCTGTCTTATACTTTTCCCAACTGCCTAATTCTTTAGGCGGAACTTTATTATGCCTCTGTAGAGGTATAACGCTCAGTCCATATTCAGCATACGCAAGAGCTAAGTCCAACGCAGAATCCTGCGCTGTTACGTTTAAATTGAACACTTTTATTCAACACCATCTTCAACAGGTCCAAAGATAGATTCAAAATCTAATCTTCCGCCAGAGGCGTGAATAATTTTTTTAGCTTGTTTAATAGATGGCTGTCTTATTCCATATCTCCAAGCTTTGGTTGATGCTGGCGAACAGCCAAACAGCTCTGCTGCAGGTTCAATACCTACAAATTCTATATACTCCTTTAGGGTAATTCTTCTCACTTCTCGCTCCTTATATTCAGGTTCAATCTTCTGAGACGTGTAGACACTTAGCTCTTTATCAGCTAAGCTCTTTATTCTCCAAAGATAATTAACCTTCCATTGTACTGGGTTAATTTCGTTCATTATACATTCCGTTAATTTATCTAGTTGACCTATTGTATATTATATTTTTTTATTTTAAAATAGATTTTTATTATTTATGGAGAAGAATATGTCGAATATCCTAGAACGTATTAAAAGTCCTAGCCAGTTGGTAGAAAACCAAGGGGCCAAACTTTTAATTTATGGTGCCTCTGGCGCCGGTAAAACAACAACGTGCGCTACTGCACCAGGTAAGACTTTAATTATTAGTATGGAGGCTGGTCTGTTATCTATTAAAGATGCAGATAATGTAACCGCTATTGAAGTTAAAGAAGCATCTGAGATTGAAGAGATTGCTGCGTTGTTAGAAAGTGGACAACTTGATTATGATACTGTCTGTTTAGATAGTGTTACTGAGATGTCTGAATTATTGTTAACGCAAGAAAAAGCTAGATCTAAAGATCCTAGAAGAGCATACGGAGAAGTTATAGAAGTTATGACTAAAACTATGCGTAGGTTTAGAGATCTAAAGATTCATGTAATCTTTGTTGCTAAAGAAGACAAGATCAGAGATGATTCAACAGGTATGTTTCACTATCAACCTATGATGGTTGGTACTAAACTACCGACACAAATTCCTTACTTCTTTGATGAAGTATTATGTCTTAGAACATTTACTGAAGAGAATGAAGAAGGAAAGAAAGTAACCAATAGATGGTTGCAAACAACAATTGGCGATAACTATATCGCTAAGGATAGGAGTGGTAAGTTAGATT